CCTGGTACGTCCATGCCAAGCGGGGTTTTTTATTGGTACTGAGGTGGCAGGGCTCGAACCTGCGACATGACGGTTAACAGCCGTCTGTTCTACCAACTGAACTACACCTCATCCTGGTTACTCTTCTGTGTTCTCTCCAAACAGGTCTGTAACGTGGTCCATTAACCAAAACAAACCATCTTTTTGACCCTGCTCAAACTCGCCTTTCGGCTCGCCTATCTCAAAGTCTACCCGTCTGACGAATTCTGCGATGTAAATTTTGAGCTGTTTCGCTCCCGCCACATACGCAATTTCATAATCGAAGTTTTCCTGTGGCCGATTACGCCTCGGAGTAAACTCCACAGCAAATTCTTTAGCGTCTTTCTCAATTTGTCCTCTAACGTCCATGACTTATGTACCATTTTAATGCTTTTTCTATTGCGTCCTTAATTGACTGGCGATTCTCCCTGGCCAGCTTTTGAAACTGCGTAAACAACTCCACGTTCACATACGCTGTGTAACGTTTATAACCGGTAGGCGGGGAATCATAGCTTTGTCTTTCAGGTATGCGCTTCATCTGTATCAACCACGTAGTGTGTTAATCTTTCTAAACGAAATTTGGTTTTGAACCGATTTTCAGAAATTTCTGTAGCACCATTTTGCAACAGGTATTCCCGACCGGCTTGCCGCTTTGTCTCGTCAAGCGTCGATAGGTCATAGACCGTTGGAGTTAGCTTTCCAGGCTTAACAGCATTAACCACCTGGCTTACATCCTCCTCGCTTAGTCTTTTACCAGCTATCATCTCACCTAGTACTCGACCCGTCCTGGCTTGCGGCTTGTAGCTTTTTACAGCAGCGTTACCATCATCGTCCTCCGGAGCTAATCCACAGGCAGCCATAATCGAGTACCTGCGTCCATACGTCAGTGCGCTACCGAAACCCTGGGCATCCTGTTTTGTCGCTGGTACGTGCAATTTACCGCACGACAACGACTCGCCAGATTCATGTACAAATACGGTTTCGACTATTACGCCGTTGTCACACTCGTGTAGGGTCTGGATTAACCCGATACCGTTATCGTTAAGTGCGTCTATGACAGCCTCGACACAGGCCGAAAGGTCTGCGTATTTCGAGCGAAAGTGTGGGTTGGTGCTAGTCTTAAGTGCAGGTCCAAAAGCCTTTTGAGCTTTAACGAACGCTGAGTAGATCGTTTTCATTATAGACCTCCAAAATTAAAAACAGCTTCGTCTATTTGTTCCAGCAAATTCTCTGGGTGTACATTGGTTTCTGCTGCGATCTGGTTCCAACCATCCTCTGGTTCTAGGATTAACCTGTCACCGTCCTTACTTGCTTTTACCCAAAATTCTACGCCGTTGTGTTTCAGCAGTAGACGCCAGTCGCCTAGTTGCACAATGTCCATTTTGCCTCCAAATTGGTTTTGACTTTGATTTTCCAAAAATTTTTCCGTAAGGAAAAACGTTTAGCTTCTCCCTACGGTTTTACCAGTTTTATCTCTATGTGTACATACTACCTTTTACCTTTTGTCGGTGTCGGTGTGAGTGTCACGTCATGCGTAGCATCGACACGCTCGACTACGTAACTCAAACCATGCACCAACGAGCGAGAACAATTAAACCTCACTGTTTCACATGTTAAAGTATGAAATGTTCTCTCAATGCCGGTAAGTAACAGCCCTACCGTGACCGGCACTCCTACGATCATTGAGGTGGTAAGGAACCACCGCCATGCTTTACTGACCATCTTTTGCCTCCTCTTGTTTCGTTGCGATTAACCCTTTTGACAACGTCTCCCACACTGACAGCTTGCGTGTTTGTTCGTTGCGATGACTCCAATACGCCGTGGATCCATTGGGTCGTGAGGTCTTAGCTTGCGCCACCATCCCTACGACACCATCGTGATACGCTCTGATACCTTCAGGAGTGCCGTAAATGACGACACCATCAGACAAGAGACCGCACCCAGACAACAAACACGACAAAACACCTACGGTAAGAACCCGCATAAAACCCTCCATTTTAACGTTGTACTGCTTCTTAACTAGTCGGAATTGACTAGCCTATTGAGCACCCCGAGGGATGCTCTAAGACCAGTCATTTACCAATTAACGCTTGGCACCCATGCTCGTTTATATCCATTGGTGCCAGTTTCACTATTGTACACGGCTCTATATGGGGTCTCGATTCCACGTTGTCTTAAGATTTTTCTCATAGTTCGTGGGTGTGAGCTTGCAAGTATTGGCAACTCGAAAAGCAACTTACCCTCAGAATCAAATACTCCAATTTTATTTTTTATAATTGTGTCCATATTTCCTCCATTGTTTTTTCTATTTACCTAAAACCCAGGGCTGGATCGGTGCTCCGTTCGTGTTGTTCGGTACAACCTGATAGGTTTTTTGTTTGTAAAATGGATCCATAAACCCCGTTGCCGCACGGTAGGGATCAAATTGGTTGCGCTCCGTTTCGGTCACGGTGTAACCGTTGCGATATGCTCCACTAGCTACGCCGTAGTAGTTTGGGGGTGGAGGGACATTGGGCACAATAGGGATCACCTCGTCGGCGTAGTAGCCGGGGATGTCGTCGGCGTACCAGTCCTGAGCCGTTGCAATCGTCGGAATAAAACACAGCACTAGTGATAGCTTTCTCATCGTTGCGCCTCTATCATTTGTCTTACTTCTAGGGGTCGTTGGTAATACTCAAGAACCCTGCCAAGTGTCATACCTGCACACAGGAGCATTGTGACGGCTATGGCGTGTAGTGCGTCGATGAAGGTTTGTTCTAGTTCGTCCATGTTGCTTTCCTTTTATTGTTCGACCTCTTTTATGTCGTAAATCTTGGCTATGTAACGTAATGAGGCGTCAATAGTTGCTCCATCCCAGTTTCCATTCATAATCGCCATGTCCAGAACCGCATTAATTACGTTCGCTACCAATTTGGAGCACACCGAATCATTTCCAATGCTCGCAGCGTGTTTTTCTTCATAGCCTCTACAAAAAAACTCGATGCCCTCCACTAACCGTTTGAGGCCCTTATCCATTTGTGAAGCCTCTGCCATAAAAGCATCGTGTTTTAGTTTCGCTGCGCTATTTGGGGCCTCTTTTTGTAAAATTTTCCCCCATCGTTCGATGCTTAAAGCACTAGTTTTGTGTTCAAGTATTTTCTTTCTCAATGCCTCTCTACTGACTAGTTCAAATTCAGCATGATCTCTCATTGGTACATGTCGTTTCGTCATCTTGCCTCCATTATTTTTCTGCTATGTTGTTTAATGCGCCAATTACTAAATCGAACACCTCTCTTAGTTCGTAAATATATCCGTCTATAATTTGACGCATTAAGTCACTACGGTGTCCCATCTCATCTGCGTAGGCATCACAAAACTCTACTCTCCCAATGTATGAACTGAGCCATTTGAAAAGTTCATGATTGTAAGATGGTGCTTCTAATCGGTTCCATCTTGCTTCTTCTAAATCATCCTCATTGGTACAATCTGCGATAATATCGAGACACTCGTTAATCATTTCATAGCGGTAATCGTCAGGCATAATCGTCCCGACTGTCGGTGAATCGTGGGCCTCAAAGCACACTTGTTTCATCCATTCAGCGTAACCGTCTCTAAGCGTAAGGAATTTGTCGCCGTTGTCTCGTGTGCGTGACTCGAACCAGGACGCCATTTCGGCAGCTAGTGAGTAGATCGTTTGTTGTGTGTTTGTTGTTGTGTCCATGTTCATTTCTCCATTCGTTAGTTAAATTAGGTGTGCATTGAACCATCTTCAGCCATTCCGCCGTAGTAACCCTTGATCCAGATGTTCAAGAATTTACCGTCCAAGTCGGCATAACACGGGATAAAACGATTCCCATACGTGTAGAGCTGGTCGTAACATTTCATCAACATTACATCGTTGATGCGGTGCAGGCTTTGAACTACTCCTTCGTGATTCATTTCTCGCCTATCGCCGTCACCTAACCATTCCCCGTACCAGGGAGATTCAAGTAAAGCGTCGATGATTCGTTGCGTGATTAGTGTTCTGAGGGTCGTTGTTATTGTGTCCATGTTTTTCTCCATTCGTTGTTAGTCAGTAATCCGTACGAGTAAAACGTCCCCGCTTTCTGAGATGTCGAGATGCCAAAACGAGTCACCTCTTTTTACTTTTGTATTGGTCAGTACCTCGTCCCATACTTCCCAGTACAAATCGCCGTTTTGGTGTGGTCCCATTTCTAGGATCTCTCTTTGTTGATCGGTCATCATGTCGTGAGCGGTACACATGACTGCATACCGTTGGGGCACGTAAATGCCGTGTGAGCCGTCTACCAAACAAATTGAGTCATGTACCGGAAAACCCCATTTGGTGTCTTTTTGTTCTTTTTGTTTGTTGTTCATGTCCCTCTCCATTACTTTACAAGGCGTAAAATTGAGTCAGTCGAACAGAGCTTCATCAAATCACGGTACTCACATACGCTCAGTAATTGAGCATCAGGTGCGTATGTGTTGATTAACTCTCTGAGCGTGTCGAATTTCTCGGGTGTCTCGTTAATGTCGTAGTCCTCGCACACACAGGTATCAACGTAATCAGCTAAAGATTCTAAAGTGTCGAAGTATTTGTTCATGTCCGTTTCTCCATTCGTTAATCAGTCTAATCACTGACTATGTATACATAGTATAGTACTATGATGACATTGTGCAAGGGAAAAGATTCAAAAAGATCGCGTGATGATTGTGTAACGTGGTCGCGGGGTTATGAACTATTCGCAAAAAAATTAAAAAAAACGAAGAATCTTTTGAATAAAAACGGGGTCTAGATCGTCATACAGAACAGTTACGTAGAAACACGTACTACGTTGCATCACTCGCACAGTGAGCGCACAATGAATCCATAATGGCTTACAAAAGATATGGTGAAAACATTAAGATGAATCCTAAGTACCCGTTTATAGGGTCCTATCGACACGCTGTGCCCTATTCTCGTGGCAATCCATACTATCAGGTGCGTAAGAGATTAGGCCTCACTCAAGC